TGCTAAGGCTTCTACAAGTGCTTTAACAACTTCTTCGTCAATCACATCCATTGGTTTTTCTTCTTCTTCATCTTCACCAACTTCAATTTCTACTTCTGCCATTGCTTCTTCGGTTTTGGTTTCAGTTTCGCTTTCACCTTCTTCATTTGCGGGTGCCTCGGTAGTTTTTTCCTCCATGGCAATGATGATGGATTCAGCATCAACTGTAATAACCAAACCTTCACGGGTAGTATGAGAGCCAGCGGGTGCGGGTGTTAAAGTAGATTCACCAACAACATATAACTCTTGTCCAATTTTGAACTCTTCGTCAAGGTTGTTTGTAATCTCTGTTCCGTCTTCTAACTTTGTAGTTGCGAACGACTCTGACTTACCAAACTTAATATTAAGTAAGTGAGAGATTCTTTCTACTGCTTCTTTTGCGGTCATAATTATTGTTTTTAGTTTATTTGGTTTAATATATTTATTATTTCCTCTAATAAATATTCGTCAGTTTTTAGTCGGGAAAAGTTCATTAAAAATGCGCCTTCGGCTGACAACCCCTTTACCTTACCAGTTTTTATATAATTATTCCAAATGTTATCACCTTCGGGTGTTTCAAGTATTTTATAACCAACCATCCAAGTACCCTCTGGTATATCATTTGGTGTATAACCCAAACTGTATGCTTTATCGCTATTACCTTTAACCAACCAACTTTCTACCATAACCATATCATTAAAACTATCATCACTATTATGTTCTAAATTAGTTGAGCGTAATCTTTGTTCTATCATAAACTTGCGTTGTATTCTTTCAACAGCCTCTTTTGTAAACCTTACAAAGTATTGTTCACCATCTTCAATACGGGGTATTAAAATATTCGGTATCATTAGTGGAGAGTAAAGCATCCTTTCTTCCTCAATGGACTTAAAGGTTGCCTTTTTATATTGCTGTTGTTGTTCTTGCGGTATATCACAGTTATCAGTACAAACACTTGATAGGTTTGCTTCGTATCTTGGTGTGCCAGGGTAATAACCTTTACCAATCATTTGTTGTGGTGCTACACCAGGGGTACCTTCCACCATACCATCATTACGGATTTGGTCTCTTACAGCACTCCATTGTTCCCAAGCGTGGACACATTGTGGACCTCCCTTATATAACCACTTGGAATATGGTTGCCCGTTATGCCCGAACTCTGTGTTGTATTGTTCTAAAGCGTATATTTGCCCTCTACGGAAAAATCTACCTTCCAATTGTTCGCAAAAATCTCTATCGGGACTACCACTTAAAACCCTTTTGTATTTGTAATACTTTGTTGGGTTTTTATGGTTAAACCTTTTAATTTCGTCAATGGTGTAACCAACCAACAGTTCGTTGGTAACTCTACCAAAATCAAAATCTTTGGAAGCGAACAATACATCAAAACATGCTTTCATTTCCAAATCTTCCTCGCTCCAATCACTTAAATCATCGTGTGATTCACAAGGCATATAAATCTCTGTACCGTCTGCTGTTTTATGTGTGTGGTAACCTTTACAGTTTACCTTTTGTATACCATAACTTATTGCGTCATTTGGATTTAAGAAATAAGGTACACCACTAATGTAACCAACAATCTTAAATGCCTCCTCAACTGGCACGCAGTTGGGTACTTCTTTACCATCAACTATCTTCATACCAATCATTTCGTAACCTTCCCAACATGGGTCACCTTCCTCTTTGTATTCTTGGTTACATCCACAACCAAACGCCTCATCGGCTTGTTGGTAACAAATTGCTGCGGCTTGGTCTTGTTCCATACCTTTATTTGATATATGGTAAGCAATACATCTACTAATATAATCTTCCTTCCTCTCGTAAGGTTCTTTTTGGATAAAGGCAACATCTTGTACCAAAGTATTACCAGTATCATAACTTGCGTATGGTGGTAATGCTTCAACATCTATATCAAAAGCCTTGTTTTGTTGTAAAACCCTTTTACTCCAATCTAATGCTTCTTTACCGCCCCAAGCATCGTACATAAGTAATCCACAACCATCATCATAACTTTTGGAACTTATTAAATCTACCTTATGCCTTGATAAGTAACTATACATGCGTTTAACTGTATCCAAAGAAATTGGTTTACGCTCACACAATTGCGAACTCCTCGTCCATCCAACATTAGTTCCACATGTTGTATTGGGGTTATCTTGTTTATACCTTCTTGCTTTACATGCGTTATTACTAATTTCTTGTGTAACTCTAAATGTTGGTTCTTGGAAGTTTTGCTCATTAAAATAAACAAACTCTTTTTCAATTGCGGGCATTTCCACAAGAGCCACCGCATCAACTTTGGTGTCTGCCGATAAAGCCTCGTCAATATCTAAATCTATTATTCTATACATTTTTTATAAATATCTTTACTTAAAAACTTGCCAGTTGTTCTAACTTGCGGTTTATTTGTTGTGATTTGGTAATGTCTTGTTCTACAACATACGCTCTAATTGGTTCTTGTTTTTGTTTTGCCAAAACTTCAATTAATCTACTATCCATTGCCGAACCAACCATAATCGGTCTTCCACCTTCTGCTTGGTTAATAGTTGATAACAAACTACCATACTTAATTGTGGAACTACGGTTTATAATGGCTTCATTACCTTCTACTTCTATACCACCACCTTGTAGTTTAACACCACCATATTCATGGCTGGCACCTTGTACTATACCATTAAAACCACCACTTGCCATAAGTATTCTACCACCCCTTCTTAATTGTTGTGCCAGTTCTATTTGTTGTGCTATTAAACCAACTTGTAAACCAGTAATGGTTGCGTTTATACCAGCAAGTATTTGTCCCGCTGGTGGTGGTATTTTAAGGGCTGATACAACCGCTTGTGCTCCACTGGCAATGGTTTCAGCCAAGGTAAGCCTTAATGATGTTAACCTTGCTTTTTTCTCAATTGCCTTTTTTTCTTGTTGGTAACCTTTTTCTAATTCCAAGCGTTTATCATTTGCTTGTTTTGTATCACCAACAACACCCGCTAACGCCTTGGAATAATCTTGCTCTAATTTTTCTAACTGAAAAGAAAAACCATCACCAATTAAACTACCAATTTGCCCTAATGTTTGTTGGAAGGTTTGTAAACCTTTTTCAAGTTTTTGTAATGTTTCTTGGAACTTCTCATCTGCTGCTGTTGGTAGTGTAGCCAGCCTATCATTAATCCTTTTGATTAGTTTATCAAACGCTTCCGCTGTACCTTCACCAAACTCATCTTCTATATTTCTTTTGGCGGTCATTAACTCACCCAACAAACTAACTAATTGTTTTTTTGTTAAACCTTCTATTTCACCCAAACCAGTTGTTAAACCATTTAACACTTGTATAATACCTTCTTTACCAAAGCGGTCAATATACTGTTGGGTGTTTTTACTAACATCTTTAATAAAGGTATCCAATAAACTTATATCACTTTTTATTTTAACCGCAAACTTTTGTGTAAAGGTATCAATCTGTTCTGATGTTAATTGGCTTGTGGTTGCCAGTTCCGTATTTAACTCTGTTACTTGTCCTACAATCGCCTTTAAGGCGTCACTTAACCCCTCAACACTACCAGCGGCGTTATTCTGTGTTAAAGCAAAATCTATAAGGTTTTGTTTTACTTGTTCTAACCCTTCTTGGTATTTCTTAAACCCTTCTTCACCAGTGGTATCAAACGCAGTTATAAAATCTTTTTGTGTTTTTTCTGGTATTGTAAATATATCATTTATAAGTTGTTTAATAGCAAGTTCCCTATCACCTGGTAATATATCTTTGTTAGCAAATATTGCCCTTGTTCCCTCTATTAAATCAACAAGGTTTTGTTGTATTTTTTCTTTATCACCAATGGTAATAATTTTATCAGCAATGGTTAACTCCTTACTGTACCTTTCAGCCGTTTGTGCGAATAATGTAAAAAATTGTGATAGTGATGTTTGTGTGGTTTGGTTAAGGTTATTAAACTTTGTTTTTACATCCTCATCAACATTACTACTATCAATAATATTTTTTAAGTTATCAAAACTAAAACTAATGGCTTTACCTTGTTCGTCTAATAACTTGGTGGTGCCGTTGGTTATTGTTGTAAAAATTGTATCATAACCAATTATTAAAGCACTTTGTAGTTCTTTTAAGTCATCTTCATTTAATGCTTCAAACAACAGTTCATTTATCTCCTCAATAAAAGTTTGGGTGTTTGACTTAAAAAATGTTGCTCTTTTTGATTGTATTGTTTGTAACCTTTGTAAATATTTTTCAGCCCTTTTAATTGCTTCATCTTGGAGTTGTGTTTCCAAGTTATTTATGTTACCCAAATCTTCAAGTAGTTTTTGTTGTAAAGCAGCACGCTCATTAAAAACCTTTTTTAATTTTTCATTATAAATCTGTTGGTTTTTAAGTTTTTCTTCTTGTTGCTTTTTTTCTAAATCCAACTCCAACATTAACTCTTTGGCAATTTGTTGTTGTCTGTTGGCTGTTATTTGGGCGTTTATGGCACTTATTTTATTACGGTTCTCAAGGGTAATAGCAATAAGTTCATCAGCACTTTTACCTTCATCTTTTGCTGCTTGTAACCTTTTTTCATTTATTTGGGTTTGTAAACCAAGTTCGTCAAATAATGCTTGTTCCCTTGCTTCTGTTCTTTGTTTAAGTTGTGCCTTTAAGAACTTGGTAATCTCTTCCTCGCTCTTACCTTCTTGACGCATTTGTTTTTCTTTAACTTGCGTATATAAATCTATTGTTGTTGCTAATGACTCAAACCCTTGTTTAGTTTTTTCTAATTCAGCATTTAATCTTTGTTGTTGCCCTTCTAAATCTTCTGACTCACTACCAAACGCTTGGAAGGCAACAACCAATAAACCAATAGCCGCAATCAATGCTCCTACGGGGTTTGCCGCAATAATAGCGAATAACCTTTGTAGTGCGGCACTACTTGTGTTTGTGGCTGCTGTTTGTGCTCTTTGTGCTATTGTTGTTGCGATAGTTTGACCCCCGAGTTTAACTTGTGCTATTGCTTGTGCTGATAACACCACTGTTAACGCTTGTGATGCTATTTTTTGTGCCTTGGTTACTTCCTCACTCTCACCACCCATTAAACTAATTGCTGCTGCGGCACCAGCAAAGGCACTGGTTATTGCCGTTCCAATTTGACTAAAATCCTTAAACTCTGTTTTAAGTTGTTTTTGTTCATTGGTAAGTTTACCAAGTTGCCCTTCGGCTTGTTTAATTTCCTTTGATAACTCCTTAAAGTTATTACTACCAATGGGTATTTGCCTTAAATCCTCCCTTGCTTCTTTTAACAGTTGCTCAAAAGTATCAATGTCTTGTATAACGGTATCCATACCGTTAAGTTTAATACGCAGTCCTATTACTTGTTCTTCAGCCATATTAACAGTTTTGTTCTAATATTCTACCTTGTTTATCTATAACCACAAATGTTTCCGTTGTGCCAGTTTGTTTTATATAAGTACCAATACCCAATGGCGAGTATACACCACCCGCATCATACCACACTTCTTGTAAATCTGTTAATGGTAAACTACCAAATAACAATAATCCACCAGTTCCCGCAGTGCTATTACAAACCGTAGTTATACTATTACCCGTATATGCGGTAAATGATGTTGGTGGTATAACACCTGGATACGGCTCATTTGGGTCAAGGGGGTAAAAAGGTGATGGTGGTGTTATTTTATAATAACCACTTCTTTCTTTAATTAAACTTACTTGTGTAAGGTTGGTATCAATTAAACTGGCATCATTTATTTTTTCAATTCTATAAAAACTATCTTTAACAAATATTTTATCTGTTAATTTAGTATCATAAATATCTATTGGGTTTAAGTAAAATCTACCATTTAACCTTCTTGTTTCATTGGAGTAGTTGTTTTCAACATAATCACGCCACCAAAGGTTATATAAATTATTACTGGTAAATTGTACTGGTTGGTTATTTGTATTACCAAAAAAGTCAAAGTTACTACCAAAACTTAAATCACTAACCAATGCTGGTAAATGTATATCTAAACTTGATAAATGGCTAACACATGGGTATGTGGTTTGTTCCACTGCGGTACTACCACTTAACATATACCAACTACCTTGTATTTGTTTGGTACTATCAGTATAACAATATCTATTACCCGTCCAAAAAAAGATGTGTGGTTTATTACTATATGCTTTTTCTAATGTGTTACCTTCTTCACGGTAAACGGCTGGTATAATAAAGTTGGTACTACCAATAACATTGGTGGTTGGTGTTGCCGCAAAATTAACTGTATAGTTTTGCTCACCAGTTAATAAGTTACTATCACTTACATAACGGTATCTACCAAAGGTGTAGTCATTTTGGTCTTCCCATATTTTATTTAAGTACTCCTCACTACCTTCTTCGTATTGAAAGTTAATTTCCTTTGGTAAATCAAAACTTAATGGCTCAACTCTGTAACTACTATTTAAGTCAAGTTTATTACTCCAATCTTTTTCAACCCTATCTGGTTCGTTATAATACCAATTAAATGGTATAAAACTTACGGTTTTATCAACCTCATCTTGTATCAACATAAGGTTAAACATGGTTGTAATATCTTTTAAGAAGGTAACAGCATTTACATCAACAATACCACTTTTTACATCAACGGTACTACCAGTTCCCAATGTTGGACTATTATATAAATCCCATTGTATAAATTGGTCTGTTATACCAATATCATTATACGGTCTAATACTATATTGTCCTCTTGGGCTACTAAAACCAATAGCACCATAGTTGTTATATTCCTCAATATATATACCAAGATATTCACCAGGGTTTAAGTAAACATCAAAAAACAAGTTTGGTGAGCCACTTTTTAACCCCGTAAAACCAATACCAAGTTCATATTGTGGTGACTGGTAAACTAAAAAGCCAGTGGTGTTTAATGTTGCTGGGTCAGTACCCTTATAAACAACCACATTAAATCTACCACTTACTTGTAAAACATCGTGTGATTGGTAGTTAAACCTTAAATTAAAATAATATGTTCCTTGATACGGGGCTTGGAAATTGCCACCATTACTGTTAATAAAATTATTAAGGGGGTCATACCCGCCAGGTAATAAATCACTAAATAAAAATCTAAATTGACGGTTACCTTGATAACTTAAAAGCCTTTGTGCTGAATATGCCGCAAATATGTTTTGATTTTCTTGTTGTTCTGCTGATTGTGTCCCTAAACCAATTTGTCCGTTATTAAACATACTCATATAAATTGACTTAAAATAATCAGTATCAAAAAACTCGCTATTTAATTTATAACTTGTTTGTTGGAATATTTTATCAATAACGGTTTTAACTTTAATTGCTGGCTTAAATGCTGTTGGTGGTACTGGATAGTTTGGGTCGCTAAAACTTTGCCCTCCCGTAAATCTGTATTGCCAGTCAGCAGTGCTACCAGTGCCTTGGTAAACCAAACCATCATTTATCATTGGGTAAATTATTTTACCACCAAATAAACCATCAACATCATTGTTTTTAGCATACCAACTTTGTACTACATTGTCATAAGTTAATTCGTGTAATAAATCACTATAACTTAAATCTCTTAATGTAAGGTTTTTAATTTCACTTACGAAATCACCAACATCACCCATTAGATAAACCTCAAAATCTGTGCTACTAACAGAGTTTATAATGACGCTGTTTAACCTTAATACACCATTAAAAATATCAGTACCTCTGTATTGTACCACGGCTGGTATTTTAACCAACGGGTTAAACTCAATACCGTTTACTTCATAATAGTGCTCAAATAAGTTGGAGTTATTACTGGTTGCTGGTATGGTAAACACTTTGGAAAAAGTTGTTTTGCGTGTTTGTAAATCAGCAACATCTAATTCTTGTATTACCACACTAATGGGTATATCTTCATATAAATCTACCCTTTGCCAAACGCCATCAAATTGTAAAAGTAAGGTTGTATTCATTTTTTAGTTACCCAATAATCTAATATTATTACTGTAAGCGTATTGTAGTTCAAGGTTAACTATTGTTCTATTACCTTTGTTTTTTCTTGTAAACTCGCCATTTAATATGGTAATAGCCCTTAAACCACCATCTTGTGTTATTTCATAAACATTGTTTGATGTGTAAAGTTCTTCTAAAAATACCATATCTGGTTCATTTATAAAACCACTGTTTATAACATGTACTTCTTCAATTTCAACTTGGAAATCTTTTAGTCCCCTTGCGTATTGTGTTTTAACTGGGTTATTACTACCCCAATCAACACTCCATTGGTTATATGTTTGTCTGTTTATATTTAATCCCTCATCTTTACCCGCTTGGAAGGTATAATAATCCCAATGCCCGTAACGGTTTAACCACATTAATTGATATTGTGTGGTACCAGCGCGGTTACAAAAATCATCAACATTAAAAGTAAAAACTTCACTTACTGCGGTATAACCAGTACAGATACCTTCAAGGTATGTGGTTGGTGGTGTTTGTGGTATAATTGCCATATATCTTTTATTTAACTATTTTTTATTAACAAGTTCCAATTTCACTTACAACAACACTACCACTTACAGAACCAATACAAGCACATACTATTGTTGTTTGGAAACCAGCCAAGTTAACACTTTGTATTACACCAAAACAATCAGTATAAGTAAAGTTAACAAAGAATGGTTGTTCGTTATCTACTTGGTACTGGATACATTCACAATATGGGGGGGTTGCGGAAGGTGTGGGAGTTGGTGTTGGACTTGGTGCTGGGTTACAAGGACCTAAATCAACCAAATCATAAGTAGAACCCGTTGGGTTAACTGAACCACTACAAGCACAGAACGAACTACCAAGTCCAGGGTTTAATATAAGTTGTTGTGCCACTCTATCACAATCTATATAATCAACAGTTAATTGTGCTTCACCACCAGTGTTGGTTATTGTATAACTGTTACAAGCACATGGTGTTGGTGATGGTGTTGCCGTTGGTGTCGGTGTTGGAACATTACTACAACTACTTACAATACTAATAATAAGTGCCGCTTCATAAATTAAACTACCTTCACAAGCACAATCAATTCTTGCTACGCTTTGTGGTGGTATGGAAATAACTCTAACGGGACCAATATTACACTCTGTATAAGATACAATAGCATCACTAACTTGACTTGGATTTTCAATATCATAAGTATAACATGTCGGGCAACCTGGTGTTGGACTTGGGGTTGGAGTTGGTGTGGGCGTTGGTGCGGGTGGTGATGTCTCACCAGTAAAGTTACCAAACAACTGTACCGTATATTGTGCGGTATTTGGTGGCATAATACTTTGTAAGTTCATTGGACCAGCCCCAACATATAAGGTGTTCCACTCTGTTGTACCAGTTCCCACTGTTGTATAATAAGATTGGTAAACATTACTACAATCTGGTAAAGGACCACCACCATTTAAGGTAATGTTTTGGTATTGTGCGGTATCTAATAACACACCCCCATCATCATAAAAATTATACTCCACATAATACGGTTGTGATAACATACTACCACTATCCAAGTAATAGTTTGTAAAAGCAAGTGTATAATACTCCGTGTTTTGTATATCTCTTATTCTTGGCGAGTTGGTTAAAAATAAACCACTTGTGGTTGGGTATATTCCAACGGGTGAGCCAGATAAAACAAAGGGACCCATATCAAAATCTTGTTGGGTTGCTCTACCATTTACCCCCATTGTAGAATAAAAGGTTTTATAAATACCCGTATCAACACCAGGGCTACCAACAATAATACCACTATCATTACCAGTAAAACCAGTTATTTCACCATTTGCGGTGTTAGAATATTCATAACCAAACAATATATTATAATTTATTACTTCATCCTCATACGGACGAGAAAAGGGGAATGTTTGGTGTGTGTAAATTGGTGTTGTATCCCATAAACTAATTGGGTTATTAGTTGTATAAGTTTTAACAATACGGCTGATATCAACCACACCCAAGTCATAAGGGTTTGGTGTTGATTTACCTTGAAATACTAATTCACCATTTACATAAACATCATAAACATATCTAAACTTATAAGTGTTTGTTGTATCGGCACTTACAGTAAAAAACAACCCATCGCTATAAACGGGTTGGAAATGTGGTGGTGTTTTAATTATACTTAAACTCATTTTTTTTATTCTTTATTATAATCATCAAATAAACTGTTAAACCAGTTTGCTATTGTTGTTCCCATTTCTAACTCAATTTGGGCTGCGGTGTTTGCGTATGCGTTTTGTAAGAACTCTGTACCTTCATAACCAAACTCTCCAATACTCCTTCTTATTAAATATACTAAACTTTTTCTTTTTATAAATCTACCACTTCTATCTCTTACCACATCTTTTAACCCTTGTTTTTGTATCACCCATTTATCAATTGGTGCTATTGGTGGCATTTTTCCAGGTCTTCTACCGTAGTTAACCCAATACCAATAATTTGGCATTTTAACAATTAACTCCAAATCATCTTTTTCTAAACTACCAATCCACTGAACCTCAACATTTTTTACCAAGTTACCAGATGCTATTGGTGGTGATGTTCCTCGTTTTGGTTCACCATTATAACCCTTATGTTGCCTTGGATAGTTTAACTGTAAAACAATTTCTTGTTGTAATAGTGTTGCTATTTTAGTTAAATCTTGTTCTACCATTTTTAATTAGTATTTGTATTAGATGTTCCGTCACTATTAACACGAACAATATAATTATTTCTATTACTATTTACGGTATCAAATGAACCACATAAGTATACCTTACCAATACTATTAACAGCAACGCCTTGTATTAAGTTACCAGCGAATGCTGCCCCTAAATCAACAGTTTTAAGGTTTTGGTTAAATGTACTATCAAAAATAAATCCACCACCGCTGGTATCTACCTTCCAATAATAATCTGCTGTTGGTTGTTGTTGACTATATATTCCATATAAACTTTCTGTTGGTTGGTGGTAATAACAACTTGTCATTGGAACACCTCCAACAGCAGTAGATGAAACAGTTGTAAAATATTCATCTAATCTATTTATCTTACTTGTTGTTAATCCGTTAAGTAATCCACTATTACCAGCATAAAAATAATCGCCAGTATTACTATCTTGGAATATATTTTTTATATTACTATCTGTTGCTTGATATATTAAGCCAGTATCGGCATAAGTTGTTGAATCAATTTCTATAATCTTTTGGCAAGCAATTCCGTTATATGTAGTTGATAGACCAACAGCCACATAATTTCCATTTCTATTTTTAATAACATCCCAAGTGGTTGACTGGAAATTAAAAAATGCTCCACTATCTAACACATTTGTATTTGATATTTTAGCAATTCTTTGTTTAGTTACTCCATTATATGTAGTAAAACTACCAGTAATAATCACATCTGTTCCATCTACACAAACACCAAATACAGCACCATTGGCACCAGCACTACCAACCCAATTAGTATGAAGGGCACCAGTTGTTTTACTAACACGGGCAATTCTTTGGCAAGTTTGTCCGTTGATGGTTGTAAAGTTTCCAGCGATATATAAATAACCCAATCCATCATCTACTATTTTATATACCACATCATTTGGTTTACAAACAAAGTTCGTATCTATTATACCATCATTGTCTAATTTAACAATATTATTGTTTGTAAAAGTTCCATTATACCAGTTGGAGAAATAAGATGCTACATAAACCGCATCACCACTATCTACCATAACAGCATCTGTTCTATTACTAAATCCTTCACCAGCATTAAACTGCGGATTTGGTGTTGGCGTCGGCGTTGGTGTGGTTGTTGGCGTCGGCGTTGGGGTTACTGATGTTGGACTTGGTGTTGGTGTGGTTGTTGGTGTTACATAAAAATAAGGGTCACAAGCGTTTATGTCATCAAATACAACAATATCTGCGTTTAACACAACACCACCAACATGGTCGTTAAAACGCTCAAAAAAGGTTTGTGATGATACGGGCATTTGTATGTCAATTAAGTCATCTAAAAACCCCCTTTTAATTTCACTAATAAACCTTCTTGCTTCAAGGCTCATATCACTTACAACATTTTTCTCGTTTGATAAATCTGTATTTACTAAATCACTAAAAATAAGTTGTAATGAATAAATTGTTGTATTCTCTGTATATTGGAAACTTATTGGTGTTACAAACAAAAACGGGTAGTTTGTTGTTGTACCACTATCATTTACAAAGTATACAATATCACCATAACCAAAGTCATTAAGCCTTGGGCTTGCCACTTGGTAAGATTTAATATAATCTAATACTTTTTGGAAAGTTACATATTGCTTCATTGTTTATAATCTATTGTATATTTTATCTTGTTCTATTTTTTGTTTACGCATTTCATTGTTGTGTTTTACTACCCTATCCTTAATTAAAGCAGCAACACTTAAACATAAATATAAGTTTTGTTGTTCCACTTCTGCCATCTTTGTTATATCCTCTTTTGCCAGTTGGTAAGTTAACTCAAAGTAAAACCTTGCTGTACTTTCTTTCGCACCCATTTGGGTAGTATCTTCATCCCCTTGTTCAGCAACCTCGTCAGTTTGTTCCTCTGTTCCAAAGAAACCTTTATATTGCCAATGTATAAGTTTACGATGAGAAAAAAAAAATCAGACGCTTGTAACCAATACCCAAGTGGTAGTTCCAAAAACTCTATTGCTCTTGCTTCTACTGTATCACTATTGTATGGTTCTATTGTGTATTTATTACCTTTACGGCTGGTTATTGGGCGGTATAAAATACTCATTATACGGTGTATGTTATCTTGTATATTCTCACTACTGTAAACCTCCAAGTCAACCCAAGCACCCCATGCCATTTTACCAAAGTCATTGTCTAAACCATACTCTATACCATTATGAATAAAGGTTTGTGTTAGTTGTTCTAAATCTTGAAATTGTACTTTACCCAATACAAAGTTTTCTAACAATAACATGGTTTTTGGTTGTAAGTTTTTTAATTTATTATATTCCAACCCCGTAAATAAACTTACCATTTTAATTGGGTCTTCCTCGTATTGTTCTTTTTCGGGGTATATTTGTTGGAACATTTTTATTGTTAAATGTTCTTTTACGGGTATTATTTCATTACCATAAACTAATTCTATCATACTATTGTTATTTTACCGCTGCGTTTGTTTAATTCACTTTCCAATATATACCTTATAGCATCTATTGAGTGGTTATGTTTATCATCTGGCATATCTAATAATACACCATTTTTATCTACCTTCCATTTATAACTACCAAACTCATATAATATATTCTCACTATGCTTGGTTATAAATAGTTTGTGGCGACGCATTAAATCTATACCATGTAATACCGATTTTTTGTTTACTGGTTTAGCATTATACTTACTACGCCTTAATTCCTCTATGTTTTGGGGGGTGGCACTATCACACCAAATGTTATCGGTTTTTTCAATACCAAAGGTATCCAATTTGTGTATAATATCTGGCATGGTTAAACCCCTTGCGTAAAGTAGTTCATTTAAGTATAATTCATCACCATCTATGTATACCTCCACCAATGTTGTTGGGTCATTATACCCCCAGTCCATCCCGCGACCCAACAACCTTGCTGTTGGTGGTACTTGTTCTATTGTGCTGAACTTATTAAACACCAGTGTGGTTGGTATACCTTTTTCACCAAGTGCGTAAATACGGTAAAGGTTCTCATCTTTTTCTTTTAGTGATTCTAATTCTTTTACAATATTTTTGTCTACAAATGGGTTATCACGCCATGTTGTCTTAAAGTAAAAACAATCTTCCCTTTTTTCCAAGTCATACACCCAACAACTTAATTCACTTGGGTTTAAGTCAAGTATTACTTTGTCGGTGGTTCTAAAAATTAACTGGTTCCAGTCCTCCTTTGATAGTTCATTTGCTTCATTACAATACAAATATTCACGCTTGCTACCCCTTAACTTTTGTGGTTCATCAACACTAAACCAGTTTATTGTATTTGTTCCAAGTTGATAGTACCCTTCTTGTTTATGTAGTTTGGTTGGGTCGTACATATTAAACATTTCAAGCACTTCTATTAAATCTTTATATACAGAGTTTTTTAGTGATGGTAATGTTTTACGCACAATGGATAGTGTTTTGTTATCCTCTTGTAGTAGTTTGTATATCCAGTAAATTAAAATATTAAATGTTTTACCGCTACGGCTACCACCTTGTGCCACCACAATTCTTTTTTGTAGTTCATCACTTTTTAGTAGTTCCTCAAATACAATAGTGGTGGTTACTTTCATATTCTTTTTTCCAATTTCCATTTATATCCACCTCTACTATTAAACTTGGTTCTATTATAAGTTCTCATAATATCATCATCATCTACACCAGTTGCTTTTGATGCTTCCATGCGGTTTTTCCAACAACCAACAAAGTTGTCTTCCAAGTCATACGCACATACAACCCATTCTTCCAACTCTTCACCATTTATTCTTTTAATACTAAAATCAACATATTTTTGGTTTAACTCAAAACCAATATAATTTCTTTCCAATTCTTTACAAGGTATACCCGTAGTTCCAATACCACTAAACACATCAAGAACTGTATCCCCCTTGTCTGTTAATAAGTTAATAAAATACTTTGGTAGTTCTTTATGGTAAGGTGCTGGGTGTTTAATCTTATTGTCCCTTGCTGTTGCTGCGGTTGGAAATCTAAAAACATTGTCGGGTCTAATTTTTTTTGGTGTTTGTAATAATACCATTTCCCTTTCTCTTTCACCATCAGTAACGGCACCGTGTTTGTTTACCTTATACTTACTACGGTTTACATAATCACGGGTTGGTTCTTCCATTACCCTATCCATATAAAACTTTAATTCCTTTTTGTCTTTAACAAAGTGGAATATAAACTCTGTCATATTTCTAAACCTTTTTTTAGCACTGTTGGGTATACCATTTCTTTTGTGCCAAATGTAAGTATCATAAAACTTTAAGTTGGTTTCCTTTTGACTGCGGTATATTAACTCGTATATAAATGGATTTCTTAAACCATTGGAGCAGTTATCATTTATGTTTAGTATAAAACTACCACTTGGTTTTAACACACGGTATATTTCATTAAACAAGGGTAGTAACCAATCACAATAATCTTGTGGTTTTTTAATGGATATATTTTTTCCGTAATTAACAATATCTGCGTATGGTGGACTGGTTATAACCAAATCAACAGAGTTACTTGGTAAATCTTTAATTAACTCAAAACAATCACCTTGTATAATATTCATATTTTAGTAACCCCTTTTTTTACCTTTGGTTTTAAGAAAAAATTGTATTGCGTTTAAGTCATCTTCTTTTATTTTTTTTAATAACTTATTCTCAACAAAATCTAAACTTAATTCATTTATGTGTTCTACCTTTGCCTTAAAAACATTGTTCTTTAACCACATGGTATATTCCTCACGGGTTATACCTTCTTTAAGTAGTGCTGTGCTTACCACCCCAAGTGATTTTTCAAGGGTATCTAAAAATGCTTCTTGTTTTTCAGTTAACATAACTTATAAACCAACAAATGCTTTTAGTGGATAAAATATTAAACTATTTCTATAACCACCTTCTTTTATTGGTATAATTGGTGTAACCCCGTGTATATTACGCCATGCTGGGTAAACCAACATACTGTTGTCTGCTTGCTCAAATGTTGCGTCATAGTCGGGTACATGGAGTGAGCCACCCGTGCTGTTTTCACGCTTGGTTATAATAACATTACAAGCGTTTACAATATTACCAGTATCACGGTGGTATGCCGCACTAATATTAAAGTTACTTATACTACTTGTAAAAAGGTTACCAAAACGCCATTTGGGGTCAACACCACTTAATGCTTCTGTTTGTTGGTTGTATAGTGTTGGTGCTATTTGTTGTATAAGTTTTTCACTTTCCACTGCTGCCAATAACATGGCTTTAATAAATGGTTTTGCCTTTTTTTCATTATGGACGCTACTGATGGTTGGGTAAGGACGGCGCATGTGTGGTTTTGGTGGCACACTACCAAGTATGGTGCTGTATTGTGTTACCAACTTAACCCCTTGTTTTGCCCTTTCTATTTTATCTTTTTTATTACCTTGTGGACCTCTGCTCATTTCACTTTTGGGTACATTTGGACTACGGAACTCTTTGTTTGCCAAGGTAACAAGTTGGGTTAACTTTGGGTTATATTCATTTATATCTTTAATGTAAAAACCAACCAGTTCATCACCATCATATAGTAAACAACTTTCTTTTATGTTTGGTTCATAATAAGGGGTTGGTTCACCAATTTTAACTTGTTTATCTATTTTATTTAATTGTACTCTTTCCATATTTGTTCTAAATATTCTAAACAGTGGTTACTACTACTAAATGTAAAATCACTTTGGTAGTTATTAACCCTTGTGTTAATGCGTTTAAGGTGTTGTGTGTTTTGGTTTGTACCCCTTAATAAACGCCCGTTTAAGCCATCACCATTTATTTTTATTACCGTTGGGTTAAAGGTATTTCTAAAAGAGTTATTCATAAACCTATCACCTTCTACCAGTACCAGCCAGCCTTTTTGTTTTACCACTTGGTTAAACATATCAAACTGACTGGCTATATTCATTGCCATTTTATCACTGCCTTGAAATACACTACCATCATACTTACCAACAATAACCTTGTTACCATCACGCATAAAACGCCATAAACCAAACTTGTAAGGTTTATAGTTACCTTGATTTAATAATTGTAACATAACCCAAGTTTTACCAACACCACAATTTCCAACCAGTTGGTAAACCATTATACAAGTTTTTCTTTTTCTTGTTTTAGTTTTTCTATTAACATACCACCAATGTAACCTTCCCTTTCACGCCAAAAACTAATTAACTCTTGGCACTCATCATAGTGCTCGGGGTATAGTTCTATTTGTATGCCACGCATTACATTTTGCTCCATACCGTTTAATATACCATCAACCTCATCATCATCAAGTATGCTGTAATCTACTTGTTGTTCTTGTTCCAAGTATGTTAACCCCCAGTCTTGTAATAGTTCCATATCCCAATCTATTTGTAACATATCCCAGTCCCAATCACCATAACCCAAGTTATCTTTAATGATAAACTCTTTCTTTTCATCGTCAGTTAAGTCGGTGCCGATTATGTATGGTACTTTATCAAGCCCCGCTTCAACACAAGCCCTTAAACGCATGTTACCACCCAATACAGTTAAAGTGTTATCTACAACAATGGGGCGTAGTTCCAACATCTTTGGAAACTCCTTAATACTTTTTACCAGTTTATTAAACTTACTATCAGTTATGGTTCTTGGGTTTAGTGGATTTTCTTTTAACTCCTTTGGGTTTATATAATTCATTTGTTTTTTGTGTTATAAAATCTTTTATTAACTTTGGTAAATGTTTGTTGCCTCCGCTATTGTAATACGGTTGTTCTGTATAATAAAACCAGTCTTTATCATCAACGGGTTTAGTCATTTAACAAGTCATTGTTTTTTAATATTTCAATTTGGATTTTGTTATCAATGCTCTCACCCTTACTTGTTACATCAACATGGGTTTGTTCAGTCCAATTATTACCAAACTTATTACGCATTATTAAACTCCACAATCTACTGTTAAACTTTTGTCCCCCATCTTCTGCCATTGCGTTGTGTGCCATATTATACCAATACTGCTCACATAACTTTTGATACTCGTGGACGGTTTCATAATATTTAATATTTCTCTTTAACAAGGTATAGTGTCCTTCCCAACTAATACCCAATGTTATTAAGAAATCTGTAATGTGTTTACCCCTTGCGCCAGCGTCTAAAATAATCTCTTCCCAACCAACTGGTATGGTGGATTCTAAACGGGGTCTACCGACTGGCTTTTTATTTCCTTCTTCTGATGTCATAAACTTCAATTCCTTCTTTTATTTTATTTATTGCTTCTTGTAAACTTGGTTGTATGCTTGATGCTGGATACAACAAGTTATATGTTTGTAAAATAATAACTTTTTCCAAATCAGTAAAACTATCTATATCCCTTCCTAATATAGTATCATTATATACTTGTTTGGCTTCCTCAATATAGCCAGTATTGTTTAAGTTATTCATAACCTTACCTTTACCCTTTTTACAACCGCATCCCATATTTTATAAGTATTTAATTATTTAATTTAATTATGTACCACATACACCTTGTTTTTAAGTATATCACTTAATAGTTGTGATATTTCATAATCTTCTTTTCTATGTGATGTTTTTAACATGTGTTTTATATGTCCCACAACTTTTAATGTTTTAACAGTATTGGTTTTGGTATGTATTACACCCTTGTGGCACATTATTCCTATTACAAATATTTTTTGTAATAACTCTTGTTCTTCATTATTCATATTAAAGTAACTCATATTAATAAATATAACAAAAATCAAATAAAAAACAATAAATTAAAAAAAAACATAAATAAAAAACCCATCTTTTGTGGAGATGGGTTTTGGATACACTTTGGAAAAAAATTGTTGTTTTTGTTAATGAGAGCAACTATCTGAATAAAATAAATCTACCCGAGTGTTTCCGTTTAATAAATATACTAAAACCACTTTGGGTTGTCAATTAAATATTTGTATTTTTTCATAAATTGTTCGTGTATGTTTTGTTCTGTATCATAACCAATGGACTGTAACATTTTTTTCATTTCAACAATATCATCTGGTGTATTGTTAATTCTTAAATAATCATTTTTCTTGGTTAAGGTTTTTGGTACATGCTCACCAGTAACAATTTTTCTTTGCCTTTCTCTGTTATATTCTAAAACGCATTCTTTACAATAACTTTGGTAATAAACTTGGCTTTTATCTACTGTTGTTTTTATATTCATTTTTTCTGGCATTACCCAGTGCTTTTTCCAGTTACACCAGATTTCACCAGTAGTATTATTTATTCTATCAATTATATTTTTTGCCATACCAGTATTTAATGCTATATTATATATATTATATTATTTATTAGATAAATAACTATTTAGAGGTAGAGTTAGTCCAGTCCCGTTGTTACACGGGTCTGAACCACAACCAACTATTTGTCGGCAGATTATAACAAGTATGGGTGTTATAACTTGAAAGCAACTTACGAGCCCCCTTACAGCCCTTAACCACCGTTCTTTCTTTGTTCTCGGTTGTACCTTTGGTTGTCCCCCTGGTAAGTACTTTAACTGTTAATGCCAGGTGCTTGTAGATATACAGAGCGTCCCATTAACTTTTATAAATATAATAAAAATAACAAAACAACCAAGATAACTTACAAAAAAAAAGTATTTATTTTTATGGCTAAACATTTCCAACAGTATTTATCACGCCGTATGATGTCCGTAGATGGTTGGACTTACTTTTGTACCCAATGTGGTACTTACAAACCCGAAAAAGATTTTTACAAGCGTAAAGATAGTTTATGGGGTATTGATAGTTCTTGTAAACATCACGGGCAAAAGTTAGATATTGAACCCGATAAAGATATGGCATACTTAAAACTTAACCCCTTAACCGAAAAAGATTTTATTGATACCCAACAATTTCTTAAAAAGATTGGTTATTGTTTTGGTTGTGGTAAAACCATACACCAACAATTTATGGAAAAATATTCTAAACAATTTGGAGAAAGTTGATTTTATGTATATTTATAAGTAATAAAACAAGTTTATCTTGTTTTTTTATAAATTATTTATATATTTAATAAAAAGCAACTATTATGGGAAAACAAAAATTAACACCAAGACTGGTAAACAACATAATTAAAATGTTGTTAAGTGGTAAGTACACACACAAACAAATTGCTGATAAAGTAAATCAGTCATTTGCGTCTAACCGCCAAAACAAAACTATTTCAAGAGAAATTGTTACTAAAATAAACATTGGGTTACAAAACCCAAAAAACATCCATGCCCGTTGGCTTGATATTACACAAGATTATGGCAAAGGAGAATAAAAAAACAATTGATACAAGTGGTATATTCATTATTAGTACCGCTACTTACATTTTACGCAGAGATATTACCACCGTAATGAATAACACATTTTATTGGGAGTGGGCTCACGGTAAAACATGGTGTGAGTTTTACATTGACTTTGACCGCAATGTAATGGCAACTGTAAACTGGGTTGGTGATACAAAAACATATCTTGCCTTGGCTGGCTTGGCTCAACAAAGGGGTTTTGGGTTTGAGGATTTATACACAATGGACGAATAATTTCTTGGGAATATCAAGAACATTATTTATATTTGTAGTATGAAAAAAGGTAAAATTATGGATAAAGTACAATTTGAGATTATTGGTTACATGCTTGACTTCTATGTTGAACGCAAGTATATGGGTCAAATAAAACAAAAACAAAGGGATAGGGAGGTTTTATCTTGGGCTGGTAGGCAAACATATACCTTAACCACTGATGTTGTCTTAAACAACAAAAAAACCATCAAAAAGGGTACATTGGTTACAACTGAACTAAATCCACTTTGCGGTAAACAAATTAAATAACATGGTTAATAATGATATTGTAGATTGGTTAAAAAATAACAAAGTTAAAAATGTTATACTTGAAACTGATATTGGTAAAAATGTTATTCGTAGAGCAATAACACAAGATATGTATGTTGCCATATCAATGATTGGTGAGGATAACTACAATATAACTTATGGTTATATAAATACCAAAAGAAAAAAAATATCATACGAGCCTTGGAATAAAATAAGTAACAGCACTTACCAAGGCGTTATAAAATACATTGAAAAATATCAAACTAAATTAAATATTAAAAATTATGAGTTACACTAAACAACTATTTGAGCAGTACGATTGGGAAAACCCCTTTAACACAAATTGTCACGATGAGGATTACCAATACGAGATGTGGCAAGAAAAACAAAGAGAGTTAGAATATGAAAAATATATAAACTACTTTGAGGATAAACTTAATAATAATGGATAAAGATTTTAGAGAGCAATTTAAGAAAGATGTTTTAACCGAATGGGGTGATTGTTTTGGTATTAACCATTTTTATGATACCATTAACCAGTACGATGAGGATAACACAAAAGATATTAGTAATATTGTTATTACCTTTAACGCACAAAGTTTAAGGGACTCAAAAGAGAATGATTTTATGTTATTGGTTGACCCAGATACTTTATACAGTTTAATACAAACAGTATTAACAGAACATACTGATGATTTTTTAGCATACCTTTTACAGCAAGCATCCAATAATGAACTTGATGATGATGGTTTACCATTTTAATAAAAAATAAAAATAATTAGATAAAACCCTTGTTTTATTCTATTTATTTATTATAATTAAAGTAATAAAATAAATTAACCTTAAAAAAATTAAAAAAATGATTGATGTTGTTGAATCACGAGAAAAAGACCAAAAAATTATTTGGCAAAACCAGTCACACTTGGCATTGGAGTTCTTAAAATCTAAAGATAAACCAGTGTCATTACTTGAACTTTGTTTAGTTACTGACGCCCTTACAGAGTGGTGTATGTATGGTAAAACTAAAAATGTAAAAGATAAACTAATTGAAATTGATAACTTTTATAAAAATGGCACACAGAAGGGTTAAATACAATACAATTAAATCTCTTTTAATTGATTTACCACATTTAAGAGAAGATGTTAATTTTTTACTTACACATATTTGGATTAAACAAGCAAAAGAGAATAACTTGGAAACCATTAGTGATTTTATAAATGCTATAAATAATAAAACTTTGTGGAACGCCGAAACCATTAGGAGAACAAGGCGTTTGGTTATTGTAGATAACCCCGAGTTAAAACCTTCACTTGAAGTCCAAGAGTTACACCGTCAATATGAGGCTGTAATAAGGGCTAACGGTGGCACAATGGAGTAAATGTTGTCGTCCATAATTTACCATTACTTTTTTTTATCCATTGTGTAAACCCCAAGTTATTCTTGGGGTTTTTTCTTGTTCTTAAATCTATCGTAGATTCTTATAAAATTAAGTAATAAACCAGTTACTACAAGTAATAATGTAAGTTCTGCTTGGAACTTCATTACATAAGAGAATAAACCAGCCAAGGTACAGCCGTTTGCTACACTATCATTTTTCATTACAAACAACTTTAATTTGTTGTATGTCCGTACCATGTTGGAAAAGATGAACCACAACATAAAGGACCCATTGCGTTATAGTTACTTGACTTAAACTTGTCTCTACTCCAACCCCAAGCATTACCAGGTAAAGTCATTGCTGACTTAAATGGTTGGTTAACTTCTGGTGTCAATTGTCCGTCATTTAAGTTTCCATTATTATATTCGGGGTATAATGCTGAACGGAATATTAAATGTCTGCGTAAAAGGTTATCATTAAACTCCGCTTGGTTTTTAGAGTTGTTCTTCATATATTGGAACATCTTAAAATCCGTTGGGTTACCTTGTTCGCTACGGTTTTGTACCAAACCAACACTCATCCATTTCATTGCGAAATTGTCTAACCCCAAGTAGTAAGAATAACTAATTAAAGTTGGTTGTATGTATGTATCTAATAAATCTTTATAGTTACTGTTGTTTGCGTCGTATATGGTGCCATTACCAACAATATCTAACATTTTATTGTAAAGGTTTGTCCCAAGTGATTCTTGTATAAAGATGTTTTGGGCTTGTAAAATACAAAACCTTAACTCATCACTCTGAACATTCTCATTTATGGCGGTATAAGTTTTTAATACCTCTTCACTGATTAACAATACATTTTTCATTATAATATTTGGTTTGGTTCTATAATTAAGTTAATGTCTTCCGCTGGGTACATTAAACTAATCAACGGTTCTAATTCTCTGTTGATAAAGGTTTGTACTGGTTTAACACTTGTATTCATAAATAGTTTGTAAGCGGTTTCCAACTGCTCAGCAGAACTTGTAAAACCACCTGGATTTGGTAAACCAATTAAAGAACCATCAATAATCTTGTGTCCGCTCATTATTTGTTTTTGTACCAAATCAAAGATGGAACTAAAATAACCTTGCTCAACATTGGTTTGGATTTGTGTTATTTCTGGTTTTTCACTTTCATCACCATAAGATACAATAACTCTACCCGCATTGTCGGCACCCATATATCTGTCCTCAATGCTACGCAAGATTTGTTCTTGCTCGTTTTGACTATCTGGTGCGGCAACCTTAAAGTGTACCCATAAACTTGGTGATAAACCATTGCGGATTGATGATAAATTGTGTACTGTTATTTCGTGATTTAATTTTACATCATTTATTACACTTAACCAATCTGGTGCTCCATAATAATCATAACCACTTTGGTATTGTTTAATATGAACTATTTGTCTGTCGGTGTAGTTTTTGGGGTCAAGTTCGTGGAACTCTATCATACCAACTTTACGCCAGTTAGCCCAATCTTTACAGTATAAAAACTTGGTTACTTCACCACCAAGTTCATCTGGTTTGTATAAACGCATGTATCGGGAAGGTATCACATGGAAGCCAGCCAAGCCTTCTCTTCTATCCTCACGCCAAATTGCCTCTAAAAAAACATTACCCGTAGTTAAAAACTCATAAAAGATTTGTCTTGATACATCATTTATGGTTTGTTTTTGGTTTATCTTATAATCATTTACATAACCTTGTCCTACCGCATTGTCTACTTTGGAACGGATACAAGCGTTTTGTATTGGGGACGCATCATTAAGTAAATACAGTTCATTTACAAACATGTTATCTTCGCCCCATCTTACAAACAGTTCGTTTCTGTTTATAACTTCCTTAAAACTCGTAACCGAGTTTTGACTGAACTTTAATTTTTCAATATTAATCATTATCCTCTATATATTGTAAATACATCCGTGTTTGCTGTATAAGAAATTAACTCGTTTTGGGTGTTTCCAGTACCAATAACGCGAGCAGTTGTTTCATAAACAACATCATACGAATAATTTGGGTTTAAGTTGGTTGGTGATGCTTGCTCATACACCTTTACAAAGTAATCACCTGGTAACAAATGTAAATTGACTGCGTTAATACTATCACCAGTAAAACTCTCAACTTGGTTGTTATCTATTTTAATTGTAAATAAATCCCAAGAAGGTTCATAATCAACATTGTCGGGTGTGCGATATGGTAAAAACTTCCAACTTTGGTTAGTAAGTTTGTGCCGCATGCTCCACAAATATGTTGGGTTACTTAAAACCTTATTCAACGAACATGTTGCCGTTGCCGTGTTTGTTTGTGACTGGTTAAGTATAATCATTTACTTAATGTTTGTTTTTTATTTATTATACTACTTGGAATTGTCCCTCTTCATCAAGGAATAATCTTGTTCCATCATAAGTTGCGGTATAGTGTGTAATTGAATTGTTAGATGGTGTGATGGTGCCGTTTTTACTATATACATAACCAGAAACTCCATTTATTAATGCTCCACCACTAACATTATAAGTTGTGTTTTCAATAATAAATTCTAATCTTTGACCCGAACGAAGACCAACAAAATCAATTTGAGTAACATTACCAACCAAAGTCATTGTAAAAATTGAACCCAAAGTACAATCAACAGTCACATTTCCACTAACATTTCCACCAGCAACAACATCAAAACTTTCCGTCTTCAAAATATGATTATTATCAATATAAGTGGTATTAGATATTGTTGGTGATGTAAAGTCATTCAAACCCAACAATACTACATTACTGGATGTTCCACTTATAACATTACGAGTTCCACCAAAAATGTTATTTTCACTACCACTTGAAGTGATACTACTATCGTGTCCTATTACAACAGAACCCGCACTATTGATTGTTTGTGTTTCACCAATACCAATAATGTTAGAGGTGTTTGTTGACGATTGAACATCTCTACCAATGTGTATCATATCTGTTCCGCCTTGGTTTCCGTTTCCTTTACCAATTAAAACATGATAGTTTCCGCCTTGGTTAAAGTTTTGTCCTATACCAACAGACCAGTTTCCGTTTAAGAACGAGTTGTTATCATAAGATAAGTTCATTACTCTTTGTCCGTTTCCTACACCATTATTTACACCAAAGGCATATTGGTATGGTTGATTAACATTACCAACTCTACCAATTGCGATACTTTCTTGTGCGTTATTTTGTATTTGTCCACCACCATTACCGATACTGATACTATATGGAGCACTTGTTCCAATAACTTGTGATGCTCCAATAGCGATATTATAGTTGCTTGTTGTGGTGTTATCATAACCAAGAGCAACAGAAGCCGTTCCACTGTTTACATGCGAACCACCAATTGATACTGAACTATCACCAGCATCTGATGCCCATCCAATAGCAACGCCCCCATTTCCACTTGTTTGAGTAGTATTATATCCAATAGCCATGGAATAAGTGCCAGTCGCTTGGGCTCCATTACCAACAGCCATACTATCTGTTCCAGATGCTATTGCGGCTGTTGTTGTAATATCAGCAGAACGCAAAGAGTTTGAACCAGTTCCGTTTATTAGTCCAGCAGTATAACCACTAAACTTATATGTTGTGTTTTCCCCCTGGTCATTCATTACGAACCATCTTAAATCTGCGGGGGTACCAGTCCAAGAAGGTAATTGAGATATTTTAATTTGACTCATTTTATTTTATTTTTTATATTTGTTGTTCGGGTCTAATTATTAAACCGCTTTCTGTTAATATCGGCTGATTAGCCTCTGTTGTTAAATAGTTTTCTTTTTGAACGAAGAATACTGGATAGTTAACATCACCAATTATTATATCAGCATAACATCCGTATGCGTTTGGTGTTGGTGGTGATTGTTTATTAACTTGACTTGCAGTATCCTCGTACATTAAAGTGGCTCCACTATAATATTGTGTATTGGCGCTCCATAATCCAGCACCAATAACAGAACCAGTAGTTACTTTAACTCTATCAAATCCACCATAATTTCCATTACCCCAATCAAAACCAGTTAAAATATAACCAGGTTCTATTGTTGTTAATTGGAAATCATAAATCACACCTGGTGATGGTGTTTCAATGTTATTTCTACAATTTGTTGCGTAATATGGACTTAACGGTGTTCCCGCTCCACCATAATTGTTTGTTAAATATTCTACTGAATTATATGTGATACCAAATGTGGTACCAGTTAAATCTGTATCAAATCCAGCATTAGTTGTAACACCAAACGGAACACTCTCAGTAAATAAGTTTGGAGTTGCGCTTGGCGTTGGTGTTGGGGTAGTTGTTGGAGTTGGTGTTGGTGTGTGTGTTGGGGTAACACTTGGGGTTGGTGTTGGACTTGGTACACTCTCATAACCCTCTATAATTTGTAGAAGGGGTCTTTGTTCACCAAGATAGTAACTGTACTTACGATTGAGAAATCTTACTGGACTCATAATGTTTTTTAATTATATCATCAATTAGTTTATTAACAATAACCTCTTCTTTTTCTATATATAAAAACTCGTTTGTAAACAAGTATTTTTTATCTTTATAATACTCTACCTCAATAACAACATTTGATGTCCTTAAATCCCACTTAAATAGTGTTATAATGAACTTGTCTATTGGTATTGAAATATTTGTTTTGTTATTTTTAACTTTTATTTTTATGTTATGTTCCAACATTAAATTCCGTATCTTGTGTTTAAGTAAGTTTCTAATTCAGTTAAGTCAGTTGGATTTAATATACCATTTACACTTATTACCTCTACAACACTAAAAGATTGGGCTGGTAATGTTAATGAATTGATATAAAAACCTAAATTGAGATAACCAACATCCGCCGCTGAAAAAGTACCACTTGTAGTGTTTATTACTGAACCTAATGTAGATGTGTTAGATGCGTAAAATTGAATAGTTTTTGTAGCCGCAGATGCGTTATATTCTATTGCTCCAAAAATATAACTACCAACACCATCATTTATACCAGAGTTGGCATATACCGCTCCGCTCTTAACAAGTTGGTCGGTATAATACCATAACTTATTAGGTGTCTCTGTTGTTCTTACCAAATACGACGCTCTTTTAACATTACTTACAGCACCGTCCTCCATAGTAAATAAACCAGTCTCGTTGGAAACACTATTGATACGGAATATTCCATATATTGTTCTTGATGTTGCTCCGCCACTTGTATAAACTTGATAACCAGCGTTAGACCCACTATTAGTTGGGTTAATGGTTATTGATGCTTGATTATTCCAATTACTATCACTTGAAGAATATGTTGCTTTTAATGCTGGTGTTTTTGGACTAAATATTTGTCCGTTATATCCTTCCCAACTATCAACATCAGTACCAGTTAAAGTTAAACCAGTATCCGCTCTCCACCAATCATTTAAGTTAGTCATTTGTGCTGGTGTCCATGCTGGCGGTGTTGGTGCCGCACCATCTTTATAAACATTGGTTATAACAGAACCCCAAACATTACCCTTATTAACCTTTTCACTTAAAGGTTTTATAAGTTCATTTACGCTTGCCACATAAGGTTTTGGTTTTTGTGGATAAAACTTTTTTCCACCCCATTTTAAGTATCCCATAATTTAATTATTTGTTTTTACTGATAACCGACCAAATACCACCAACCAAAGTAATAATTGCTCCGCTGATTTCTGTAAATGTTGTTTCCTCAATAACACCCTTCATTACCAATATACCACCGATAAATGTTAAAGCGTGTCTTAATATTCCTAAGCCTTGTTCTTGCGTCATAATAATGTTTTTTAATAAATAGTTTATTTTTTGTAAAAAAGGGGGGGTTTCTACGCCCCCCCTTATATTACAGTTTTAAGTATGTAACGGATTACTCTACTGGTACAGTCATACCAGTCATAACTGCCGCCAATGTTGTAGTAACATCAATCTCAACCGATGGATTTGGTTCTCCACCGATTACAGTTAAGTTTATTCCGTTAGCGTCATTGTAAGCCAAACCACTTAACATTTGACCAGCAGACGCATACATTCCGTTTTCTAATCCCACTAACCAGTATCTATCATTGTTATCAAGCAGAATCATGTAGAATGCGTTCTGTTTGATTAAGTCAAACCAAAGATTTCTCAATGATTGGTCTAACTTTGGTAAAGCGATAGCAACTGTTGGTTGGAATACTACGGATTGGTTTGTGGTGTTTACTTGTAAGTCCTCTGTAAAAGACGATGATTGTCTTACTAACTCAAACTTATACCAAGTACCAGCACCACTCATTGAAGCAACTTCACCCGTTCCAGCGTAAGTAACACCACTTACAGCATTACCACTATCGCCGAGGATAAAAATTGATTTGATACCACCCGTTGACGCATTTCTACAATCAAGAGTGTATCCCGTACTAATATAACAACTTGCCATTTTTATTTAATTTTTAATTTTTAGTTTATTGATTATTTACAAATAGCAAAAGATGCTACATCAAACACACCGATACCATAAGTAACATGTGCTTGGATTTTCACGATGTCCTCAAATGGGTCGTAGATTGATTTTACAGTCATAATCTCACTGTTCATACCAACCATGTAGTAAGAAGCGGGACCAGCATAGTATGCTGAAACACCATCCAAACCAACAGTCGGGATAACTCTTACATTTGTGCCAGGTAACAATAAACTCCACTCTTCACCTTGTGCTGCGCCAGCAGAATCCATTGTAAACAAGTTTACATAAGAAGAGTTTCTCATTGATGATACCAAACCACGATAGTTAGCGTAAGATGTGTAGATAACCAAATCATCTCTGTGTAAAACATTCGCTGGAATGTTTTCGTAGATAGTAGTAAATACTTCCAAACCGTTAGCCGCAGTCGCAGCAGAATAAGCGATTTGTGTAGCACCGTTTCCAGATGTGATTAAAGCACCAACACCATCAAAACAAGCGCCAGTGTAAGAAGCACCACCGATTGATGAACCACCAGTTGCGTTTAACCACAACTGCTTTTCAACTTGGTTAGCGATTCTATTAGAGATGTCTGTTAAAATAACCTCCTCAAAAGGTACTGACTCTTGGAAGTTTGCGTTAGACAAACTTTGTGAGAGATATGTATCGTAGAGGTCATACGGACAAAGTTGTTGATTTACCTTCTTATTACATAAGTCAATTGTAACAAGATTTTGTACTGTATCCCCAGTTGGGTCAAATCCACAAGACAAATCTTGTAAGATTACATCATTGGTAACAAAACCAACCTTCTCAGTTGTACCCTTTAAGTTTGGGCGAATTGTAGAATATTTTGGTAATGTTAAGCCAAGAATTGATTTAATCAACATATCAGAACCGTAACTGTTGTAAGTTGGTAATGCTGATAAATCATAATTGAACGAAAATCTATTTTTCTTTTCCATTTTAATTATTGTTTGTTTTTATTGTTGTTTTTATTTGTTTCTTAAACCCTTGATTATTTCTAATCTATAATCAATTGCCGTCTCCTTTGATGGTTTTTTAATTTCAGCAACACTAAATCTTTCTGGTTGCTTCTTAAACTCATCAAAGTTTGTTTTTAATGCTGAATATTCAGCCTCGTATTTTTCTTTCATTTTTCTCATTTCCTCTGTTAAGGTTTTTACCTCCTCAACAACGGGTGCTAACGCTTCTACAAGTGCTTTAACAACTTCTTCATCTATTACATCCATTGGTTTTTCTTCCTCTTCCTCACCGACTTCAATTTCCACTTCTGCCATTGCTTCTTCGGTTTTGGTTTCAGTTTCGCTTTCACCTTCTTCATTTGCTGGTGCCTCGGTAGTTTTTTCTTCCATGGCAATGATGATGGATTCAGCATCAACTGTTATTACCAAACCTTCACGGGTTGTGTGAGAACCAGCGGGTGCGGGTGTTAAGGTTGATTCACCAACAACATATAACTCTTGACCAATCTTAAACTCTTCGTCAAGGTTATTTGTAATTTCTGTTCCGTCTTCTAACTTTGTAGTTGCGAATGCCTCTACCTTACCAAACTTAATATTAAGTAAGTGAGAGATTCTTTCTACTGCTTCTTTTGCGGTCATAATTATTGTTTTTAGTTTATTTGGTTTAATATATTTATTATTTCCTCTAATAAATATTCATCAGTTTTTAGTCGGGAAAAGTTCATTAAAAATGCGCCTTCTGCTGATAACCCTTTTACTTTACCAGTTTTAATATAATTATTCCAAATGTTATCACCTTCGGGTGTTTCAAGGATTTTATAACCAACCATCCAAGTACCTTCTGGTATTTCATTTGGTGTATAACCCAAACTGTATGCTTTATCACTATTACCTTTAACTAACCAACTTTCTACCATAACCATATCATTAAAACTATCATTACTGTTATGTTCTAAATTGGTTGAGCGTAATCTTTGTTCTATCATAAACTTGCGTTGTATTCTTTCAACAGCGTCTTTGGTAAACCTTACAAAGTATTGTTCGCCATCTTCAACACGGGGTATTAAAATATTCGGTATCATTAGTGGAGAGTAAAGCATTCTTTCCTCTTCTATTGACTTAAAGGTTGCCTTTTTATATTCTTGTTGTTTTTCTTTTGGTATATCGCAGTTATCAGTACAAACACTTGATAGGTTTGCTTCATATCTTGGGGTGCCAGGGTAATAACCTTTACCAATCATTTCTTGTGGAGCAATACCTGGTGTGCCTTCCACCATACCATCATTACGGATTTGGTCTCTTACAGCACTCCATTGCTCCCAAGCGTGGACACATTGTGGACCACCCTTGTATAACCACTTGGAATATGGTTGTTTGTTATGCCCGAACTCTGTATTGTATTGTTCCAAACCATATATTTGCCCTCTACGGAAAAATCTACCTTCTAATTGTTCGCAAAAATCTCTATCGGGGCTACCACTTAAAACCCTTTTATATTTATAATACTTTGTTGGGTTTTTATGGTTAAACCTTTTAATTTCATCAATGGTATAACCAACCAACAGTTCATTGGTAACTCTACCAAAATCAAAATCTTTGGAAGCAAACAATACATCAAAACATGCTTTCATTTCCAAATCTTCTTCACTCCAATCACTTAAATCATCGTGTGATTTACAAGGCATATAAATCTCTGTACCGTCTGCTGTTTTATGTGTGTGGTAACCTTCACAGTTTACCTTTTGTATACCATAACTTATTGCGTCATCTGGGTTTAAGAAATATGGTACACCACTAATGTAACCAACAATCTTAAATGCCTCTTCAACTGGCACGCAGTTGGGTACTTCTTTACCATCAACTATCTTCATACCAATCATTTCATAACCTTCCCAACATGGGTCACCTTCCTCTT